CGCCACGTACCTTGAGGCAATCCAACGCGAACAGTCGTTTTATGAGCTGTAGGCATGTTTGCTTCTTGGTAAATCATGTCCTTAATGACGGTATTGCACTGAGACAACATTTCGGCGATTACCGCCGTAGTACCATCGGGGTCACGGCGTTGCGACCAATCGACAATGGACGGGTTGTAGTTTGCCATTTGAAGGCTTCCTTCTTTGGGATATTGCGTCTCACGACGCTATGTCACTTGCCTAAGGTGACGAATTGGCGGATTGCTTACTTATGTTTTCCGTACATCTTATCGATGACAGACAACTTTTCAGCAGATACCGGGGATTGAGCAACGAGAGGCTTTGCCTCCCGCATCATTTCTCCGGCGCGAGCGAGCATACGAATTAAAACCGGGTTGTTTCCTACCCCATAATCTTTCATTAGGGCACGGAATGCCGGTTCGTCAGGTCCAGCAAGCGTTCTGATAGCGCGATTTGCACGATCAATAGTAGTTTGCAGCCTCTTGCCACCGAACTCTTCATCGGCAACAATTTCGTTTTTCCACTCATTTTTTTTTGCCTCAAACTGACCGGCAAGATCGTTTATAACCTTGGTTTGTGTTTCGGAAATTACTTGATTTGCCCTGTCAACAAGCTTCTGGCCAAATTGCTGCATAGCAGCATGGTCAACCTTGTGAGACAATTCGAATTCACCTAGTTCATTTCCAAATCCTGACAGAAGTTCGCTCTTAAGCGGTTCTGCACCATCTGGTAATTTCCAGGCTTCATAAGAAGGAAGCACTTGCGGAGCCGGTTCGTCGGTCTGGCTTAGCTCCTTCGTCACATCCTCAGCTTTTGGAGCTTCGGAATTTGGTTTTTGAGCGTCGGCTGGTTTAGGTGCCTCACTCAGTAATGTCTCTGGAGCGCTATCAATCTTTGGCGCATCAACAGATGATTTGGTATCAACAGGGGTAGTTGTAGCTTCTACGGCGGAAGGATCTGCGGGGATGGGTTCTGCCACCGGAGCGGAAACGGAACCTTCTGGGGCCGCGGGAAGGGGGGCTACAGGTTCATCGGCCATTTTTGTTTTCCTCAACCATTGTTAAATAATCTTTTGGAGCGACAGATTGAATATCTGCCAAAATTCTCAGCCCAATATTGCGTTCCCCGCATCTGTAACCGGTCAAATCAGACATACCGGGGACGAATACATCCTCAAAAACATGGCATGATGCCAAAATACCATAGAACCAAGCCCGTCCTTCAAATGTAGCCATGGAATTTTCTACAAAAAGAAGACGCTTGGCATTGTTTCTACCGTCTTTCTTCTTGGCGGTGTTGACTTGTTCTGGATCAGAAGTGTCGTAATCTACTTCTTCCGTTTGATCCTGGGCTTGTGGTGGAAACTGTCCCATTAATTAGACCTAATTGCTCTACCAGCGGCATCAAGAAGAGCCGTTCTATCAGTATTAGATAACACCCCCTGCGCAGCAAGTTTCCCTGCTCCATCCCTTGCCATTAACAACGCGCCTTCAATTTGCAACCAACGTGGGTCACGCCTAAAATGCGCAATTTGTTGAGCACACCCGGCTGCGTTATTGATGGCTTCAATAAATCGCAACATCGTTTCGTTCATTGTATAAGGCAATTAACTTCCTCCACTTGTTCCAAGTATCGCCGCGAGTGCGTTTTGTCCGCCCCCAACATCCGTTTGGGATAGATTCTGCGCCGCCGGAGCCATTTTATTTGCAATTCCTGCAATCTGATTGGCAGACTGTATTTGGTTTTGTTGATTTTGTTGTTGCATATATGTTTGTTTATTCGCGGCAAATTCTTGAGGTCCAAATAACAACTTATTAGGATTTCCGAGCAACGAGTTATATTCCCTCATCGTAGTTTCTGCGTCGAATAATCCTCTGAGTTCGGGGAAAACACCCATTAGATTTCCTGCAAAACTGTACAAACGCTCGATACCGGTAGTTGCAGCAGCCTTTTGCGCCAAGGCCAACATCGAAACAAATTCGATTGTTAGCGGCATCTTCCGGATTTGTTCTGGAAGATCATCTAACATTCCGCGACGGCGCATGATGTTAAACAACCGTATAAGGACAAATTTTAATTCGCTCAAACTGTCTTCAATGACTGGCCCCAGAACCTGCATTTTTTCTTGTACTTTTTGTGCGATCTCATATGCGGTTTTTTGGGTATTGTCTGGGGCGCTTTCAAGCATCAAAAATAAATCGTTGAACAGCCCAATCTTAATTCTCTGTTGAATTTGAGCAATGTCCTGCGAAATGGGGGTAACAATATCGCCATTTAACTGATACACCGGACGAATGGCATTTTGGTTCGTGAGACCATTTACATAAGTCAAGTGCCCAGGAAGTGTGCTACATGGTTGGTTTTTAAGAGACATGTCCCCAACCAGAGGCGGGCGCATAATCTTTTCTACACCCTCCGCTTTGCGCCGCGTCATAACCTGCAACTGCATTACATCTGGCAAAATATCCATGCAGGGGGAACGGCCATACGCATCATTAGACTGGACTGACCACCGATTAGAGATAAATGGCCGATCATGAAACCCGGCAACAGATAGCGGGTTTGAAGCCCCATCTCCCCACACCCAATAATATTCTCGCCACGCAAACCCGCCATCAACTACACCAACGCCACCTTTCCCAATCTCAAAATTGGGTTCAATCGCGTGTGCAATGATCCGTTCCGTTTCTAAACTGCCACCCTTAGACGCCCACATCGACTGGACACTTTTGGGGCAATTTTCTACTCCAAAAAAATCTACAATCTGGTTCGTAGTCATAACAAAATTACGATACAGCCCGTTAATGCGACCTGAAGAATCCGCGGCTAAATAGTACTCCCCTACGATTGGGTTATAAAAACGAATAATGTCTTGGTCATCCTCATACATAATCTGGGGGGCAGAGCCAAAACCAATTTTATCCGTACACGATTGCGCAAAAGAGTTGTAGAAATTGCTGCCGGAAAGAACCGTGTACATACGATCTTCAAGTTCATCGATCCCGTCTTGAATATCCCCATCAACATCTAGCTGGTTATTTGCAGGCCTAATCTTAAACCAAGGTCGGCTTGGACTAGCCAATCCGCTCATCAACCCTGCCGCCGCGATGCGTACTGCGAAAGTTGCTGTAGGGTCTACAACTGCAGAATTGATTGGCTTACCTCGCCCCATATTGTTTGGGGAACCGATACCGCTAGAATTTTGCGTTAGCCAAACTGATCTAGACGGCAAGATAAATCTTGCAATATCTGACCAATTCTGATTCCACCACGATGCACGCCATGTCCGGAGCGAACCTAATCTGCTTTCTAGATGTCCCCGTATTTTATTCCAGTCGTCATTTTGTTTAAAATCATCCGTTTCGACACTGTTCGGCTCTTCCGAAAGCAGCGTCGGTGATGATCTGGTATAATATGGAGCGTCTTTTGTATCTACCATACTGAAGATTACCCGCCCAACAGGGTAGTGGTGCCCTTAGTCGTAGCAGGGGCAACATTTCCGGATGCGGTTGTGAGTAGAGTATTATTAAAACCAATACCTTGCGCCGCTTTCGCTGCGGCAGTGGTATTGTTTGCCGTTGCCATAATAGATGCATCGATTGCCGTATGTGCGGCAGGAGGTGTTTTGGTGGTTGAAGAGCCCATGATTTATTTCCCGTACAAGCGTTGCATATGAGATTTTTTTGCGTTTTTGTTTGCCGTGGCGATAGCTTCGCCTTCGGGAACCCCATTCGCAATCATCGCACTGGCTTGTTTAGCCGCGCGTTCTGATTGTTTCAGAGATAACGATTTGTTATGCTTTGAGCGAAATTCTTTATCGGTCCATGGCATGTTACTCTAATCCCATAGCTATTTCGTGAGATAATGGATTGTAATCATACATGACGTTTGTCTTTCCAACCCATGCAGGACGGTGTTTCGATACCGGAGACGCAAACGTTAGCATGAGAGCGTCGAAAAAATCTGGGGAGCGACCTAACTTTGATTTTACACTTTCCTTAGGCTCAAGAAGCAACCGATCCCCCTTGAACAAATAAGTTGTGTTTGTCAACTCACCACTTAACGCCGGTATTTTTGGCAGAGCGCCACCACCCTTAATCCACTCAACACACTCAAACGCCATTTCGGCGCGCTTGTTAAAATAACGTCCTGCATTGTTCGCAGACGACGAAAAGTGGATTCCAATTGGGGATTTCCCAAGAAGTCCTAAATTGTCTACCCACCCCGCGCCAAATCCGCCAGTAGCGTCAATAAACGCCGCATCTGCATTCCAATCAGTCCACTTTTGGTTGACGAGTGCACCACCCTGGACACTGGTTAAATTGTAATATTGAAACGGAACAAACGCCTGAATGCCTTGGCGCGGGAAAATAACACTGGAATCATCGCCTTCGCGCGCAACGTCAATACCCAACACTCGAGCCGATGTTTCAATGTCGCTCTCTTTGTAAACTCTGCACATCGCCTCTTGGACCTCGTCTGGCCCGATAAGAGAATTGAGAGACGACGGCGGAAATTTCCCAAAGACGTTAATCAAAACCCACGGATTGTCTTTACCATATGCTGCAATCTGCGACCGCGCCCAATCAATACTAACGCGGGGAGAGCGCTCAGGATCGTCAGGATCCCCCGTCATCGTGTACACGTGCCAACGTGATGCATCTGACGTACACGCCCTATACAGAGGCCCTTCGAGGTGCGTTGGGTTCCCAGCTTGAATAATGTGCCCTTCCTTGCACGACGACATTGCAGCTTCAGCAGAAACCATGACCGCGTCGGGCATGGCCCCGGATTCGTCCAGCACAAACATTATGTATTCAGCGTGCAGACCAGCCAGTGTGTTTGCTTGCTGATCTTTGTTTGCCGAGGCAGCCCACGACCTCGCGGCCATCCACCACGTTTCGGGAGCCTCGTTTGCGTAAATCCGTTCTGCCGTCCACGAAAATGCGGTTTGAAGGATTTTGCTTTCTGCCTGCCATCGCGCCATTTCTGTCCAGAGATTATCACGCAACATCGACGCGCTCAGAGATGTTGCTGCGATTTTTGGGTTGGGGCGCGTAAGGAGAAAATTCCACGCTAGCCACGCCTCAACTGTAGTTTTCCCGGTGCCTTTCGAGGCCTTGAGTACTTGTTGTTGGCAGAGTGGAAAATCCTTTAGAACACGGTCTTGCTTTGGATCAGGAACCGCATGAAACACCTCACGAACAAATTGATCAGGGTGCTCACGCCATTCCTTGAGTTTTGATCCTGCATCCAAATCAATAGAGGGCAAAACGTATAATTCCTGAACTGTGAAGGAGGGAAACGACTGCGCCGACGACTGCGCCGACGAATATCCCAACGAGGTTAGCGTATTTGCGTCGATAATTTTGGTAGTGTCTCAGTTTGAATTTTTTCCTAAATTCTTCTCAAATTCAACGGCATCGATCAAGTCAACAACATCCGCCATTCCCATTGGCTTATCGGTTAAGCCAGCGGCCATGGCCGGAGTAGCTTTGAGTGTGCTGTGAATGCGAACCCAATTATACCAAACGAAGTAGAGTGCGAGCGCTGCCAAGTGGTTTTCAAACCGCTTGCTAAAACCGTTGGTCAACCGTGTGAACCGGCGCATTGACATACGCATCGTAAGGTTTTGCCGTTCGACGCAAGAAGTTGAAACGTAATCGGGATCAGGAAGACCATAGACGGCCGTTTTCTTGGCCCCGAGGAAAACTCCAGGGCTGTATCTGCGTTCCGGTCCGCGGTCGGGAGAAGAGCCGTACATCTTGTCTAGCATTGCATAGTCGGCACGATTGCCGAAGGCCATGTCAACCGCCGTCAAATAGGCTTTGTAGCCGTCCGTAGTGAGTTGCACGCGGGTTTCGATCCGATCCGCAACACCCTTCATAAAGAACCGGGCAGTTTCCCCGCTGCGGTCCCCAGCAACCCAAGAAATAATCAGTTTGCTTTCTGAATCGATTGCCGTCCATGTCCAGCAATCGCCAGCTTCGCCAGTGATTTGCTTTTCTCGCGGTGTGTTAACTTTCTTGGAACCGACAAACGACCAAATCTCGTCACATTGAACTTTGCGGGATTTAAGACCCCGAACTTTTGCGTCGTGAAAGTCTTCACAGACCTTCCCGGCATCCATAAGCAGTTGATTGAGTTCTTCCGGCAAGTGCTAGCTCTACAAAATATTTTTTGATTTCGTTTTGCCCTAATGCGGAATTCCGCCCACGTCCAAAACTGGGGGAATATGCTGGGCTTGAAAAACTAAGCATGTTTTTTGCCCCTATCTCTGATTTGCATACGTTGCCGTAGCGGTGGTTCCTGTTGCCATGAGATATTTAATTCCATATGGTCTTTGCGTTTCCCCGACAGCAACCGCAAATGTGAACGTTGTTGCATCGGAAAATTTTACAGTGACATTTCCGGCAACTGTGCACACGATGTTTAGTATTCGCCCCGGCGTTAAAACGGTGCTATCACTGGGTGTAATGGCGGCAGATGACGTAATTGGTTTTTCAGAATTGATTATGTTGCCGGATGAATCTGCATTATATCCAGGATGCATATCATTTGTCCTCGATTGTGAAGCCGTACCGTGTCTCGGCAGCGAGGCTGCCAGGAATGCCACCAACCCCCGCATCTGAAGCGGCGACCAAAAGACATATCTCAACGCCCATGTTTGCGATTAAAACGTTTGGTGGGTTAACAGGAATAACCGCCCAATCTCCGGTATATGTAAGTCCGGCATTTATTTTTACCGTGTCTTCGATGGTAAAATTTTGAGGTATTCTGGTTCCGGCGACAAGCCCGGTAGCGGACATGGTTCCGGGGACGCCAGCAACGCGCGCCTTAACCCCAACGAGCGCCGGAGTTTCCGGCGTGAGCGGAGCACCGAAGAAATTAGACACATCCGAACCGCCGGTATCTTCGGCGGTGTATCCCGTTACTGGGCGAATTCCGAGTGTAATAAATTGATTTGTCGCAAACGGCGTCGTAACAACGAGCTTAAAAGCAAACGACCGCAGTTTAAATCGGCGCGTTCCGGTGTAGAGCAGCGACCCTAGGATGATCGGAGCTGACGTTGTCGCCGTCATGCCATAATACGGCCCCATTGCCCCAATGCCGCCGTAGGTATCGAGCAATCCCTGCGACAACGGGGATTCCATGGACACCGGGTTGGCGGCCGACGACGGAGTGAACGTCACCCCACCAGGTTTCGACGCAGCAGTTTCGGTGCCTATAATTGCGCGTAATGACGTGCTCATTTTCAAAGTCCCTTACGTTCCGGCCGTAGAGGCGGAGGATGCAGTTGCGGTCGAGGTCGAGGTCGAGGTCGAGGTCGAGGTTGGTGCCGCAACCGCGGCCGGTATTGTTACCAGCGCCAGAATCTCGGTATCTGTAATTTTACACACATACAATTGTGTAGTAAAATATATAGACCCACCAAGAGACGTTATTCCGGTTACGGTTTGTCCGGTTAGGTCCGTTTCCGCTACTGCGCTACTCATAAATGCAGCAGACAATCAAACGCACCGTCGCTGTGCCGCGCGTTGTAGGAGGAACGCACCGGTCCGAAGTTGCGCTGATTGACAATTACCTTGGCGTCTGGGTCATCGGCCGCAATCTTGCGCAGTATCTCCACCGTGCGATCGGTCGAAGCGTTGTCGCAAAAGACGTGTTCGCGCCGGTATCCCGGCAGCTTCTCCGCGAACAGCGTCTTGACGGTGCGATAGCACTCCACGATGTTGTCTTCCTCGTTATAGCAAGGCGTGACGATGGAAATGGTTTTCATTTCTTTCCCCTAAAAACCAAATATTTGTTGAGCAAAAACGACATAATGACAACCACCGGCAGCACTAGCGCTTGTCCCCAAGCTTTTGAGACCCCGGATTCGACCAGCCCCGTCAGTAGCACCAGATTGACGATCAGGGTAATGCCGTAGACGGCAAAGAACCCGAAAATCTTGCCGAACGCGGCGTTGCGAAACACGATGGCGCCGGTGGTGAAGAAATTGAAAACGATGCTGAGTATCGTCGAGACTACGACCGCGGTCAGATAGGCAATGTCGATCACAAGGCAAAGGTAATAAACACCGTAGCCGAAAATGGTGTTACCGGCGCCGACCGCCAAAAAGCGGAAGAATTGATTGTCCCCAAAACGGCTGATCAGCTGTCTGACGCGGCTCGCAATCATCGGACGGTTGTCCTGAAACCCATTCCGCATGAAATTTGTCATGACCATTGATTACCGCGTACGATCCGTAATTGCCCCCTCGGTCAAGTCCTGGCGAGGTTTGACGATTCGCTCCCCCGGGGGGGGCAGAAAGATTATCTAGGCTCAGAACTCATCGATTACGATAGATCCTGCCCAGCGCGAGCGAACCGTGGGGGTTGGTGGTCAACGAAGCGCTTTATTGCGGCTGCCCCGTCGTCGTCAGTGATCGTTGTGGCTGTGTGCCGGAACTGGTTCAGGATGGCATAACCGGTTTTACCGTGACGTGCGGAGACGTCGTTGATCTTCGCGATAAGATGCTTCTCGTGCACAGCACCATGTCTGATATCGAGGCTGTCGCAAAAAAATGTCAGCAATGCATCAGCATCTACACGCCACAAAACGCCGCCAAACATATCGTCGAAAACGGTATTCTACTGCAGATGCATAACGAAGACGCATAGATCTGTCTGAAGAATGGTGTGATGGAAAAAAAACGGGTTATAGAGATGGTGAGAAAAATCGCAGGGTGAGATTCGCTATTTTGTCCGGCTTGAATACGACCTCGGTTCGCCGAAGGCCCTGCCTGGGCCGGAATTTGGTCCGCCTTCTCGGCATCGGTGTTGTGCTGGCGCGGAGCTTACACAATCGTCGCATCCACGATTTGGTCGCCCATGGCAAAATACCCCTTAGTCCCGCGGCGCGTCCTCGAACCGGACGAACAGCTTCTCCATCGCGCCCGCCCGCACCCGCGGGGATGAACCGAACCGGTGATTAACCGGTTCTGATATAAAATATATCGACAACGTAAAAACTATCGCTAAAGTTTTTGTTTCCCCGGTGTTTTGCGGCATAGTGTGAACCCCACACTAGTGTGTCTAACTCTATTTCTCGCCGTCCCGGGGGGTATAGCTAGACCGTACTAGGTCGGCTAACGACTGCTGCGCCCCGTGATCGACGGCTACGCGCTCCCCGTATCTTTTGCCGCAGCGCTTGCCGCTCTCCCACTTAATCGAGTCAATCAGGACGCGGGCAACATCCGGCATGATTTCCCCGCTTGCGACTTTTTTCTTTATTTCCGACACTTGGTCCGCTACCGTCTCGGCCTGATCTTCCCGCGCGCGGGTGTATTTTTCCTCAAATTCTGGGTCTTTGTAGATCCACTGATAAACTGTGGTTAATCCCGGATTGCCGTCGATCGAACAGAACGATACTAGCGATTTGTCTTGAGCAATCCACTCACAGATACGATCTGCTATATCGGCAGTGTATGTTGTCGGACGGCCTGCGGGCATTTTAAACCTCAATAGTGGTTGTAGTGTGGAGATAGTGTCGTTGTGGTTTTGTTTTAAGAAACCGTCCATTTTGGCTGTAAATTGTTTTACAGATTTTGGTATTGATATATTGTCCCACGCAAAATATGCATTACTAATGCACTTTTCGACGCACCGCGTGCGATTTTGATAAATAATAGGTATCCGGTGCTAATGGGTCAAGAAAAAAAATTAGTGTTAATAATCAATATCTTACCCGGCAGTAATAATGACCAGCAAGTTTGTCTAGTCCTGTTTTTAACCGTTTTGCCGCCGTATTGCGATTTATTCGAATCACCCCCGCCGCACCTTGTATCGTCATATTCTCAATAACAATCAATGATACAACACTGCGGTATTCGGCACACGCGGCCAATGCTCTCGCCACTCTCGCCCCGGCGTCAACAGCACGGTCAGACGGTTCATTACTGCCGCCGCCCCCACTTGACCGGCCACCCTCCAAAACCGCAAACGACGATTTCCCCGGAACCTGAGACGTTGCGTAATCGTCCTGGAGCCGGTTTGCAGCGAACGCCTGTGGTTGCGTTATTAATTTTCGGTTGGTCAAAAACGCAATAGTGTTGCCGCCAATATTGAGAGATGAGCGGGCAGTTTCCCGTCCTGCCGCCTCAGCAGTGGTGTCGCGGACGGAATCAAAAATTGGCGGCCGGCCACCGTACCGCTGGTCCGGGGGCAAGCGGGCCCAACGAGATTTCCCCGGGGTCTCCGTCGCCGATGGGGTGACAATCAACCGTTTTTCGCGCCGCCGCGCCGCCTTGCGCTTTCCCAATAGCAATATTCTCCTGATATCTGTGGTATTATAGGCGGTTTCGATCCGATCCGCAACGCCTTTGCAAATTTTGCATGGCAGATATGCAAAAAATATATCGTTTATTTTGGAGTTGTCTCTTGCGTATAGCGCAATAATTACGTATATTGTTTTCATAGAAACAAACCAAGGACAACAGCAATGACTTATTCTGAATTCAACAGCAAATTCGCCGCCAACCTCGAAAATACCGTTGATTTTACCCAAGATAAAATCGACAATATTAACAAGGCTGTTTTTGCCGAGGTGGCGGCTCTTGACGCGGACGATAGCAACACCCGCCGCGACGTGCAGGCTGCGTTTGAAGCCGAATTCAACCGGCATTGAGGACAAAAAAAATGAGTGTTGAAAAATTATCGCTTGACGATTTTCCAGGCCGTTCTGGAAATGGGTTTTCCGCGAAAACACGAAACTTACTTGAGAAAATGCTCGTATCAAAAACCGAAGCCGAGGTTTTTGAAATTAAAAACAAACCTCAGCTCACAACAACACGTACTGTTATGTACAAATACGGAAAATTAACGGGCAAACGTTTTGTTGGGCGCGTGATTAAACACCCAAAATCCGGAGATCGTGTATTTTGTGTTTGGAGAATCCAGTGAAAATCAGTGAAAGCGGCAAAATCTACACCACACCGGCCGCCGCGAATGTGTGGCCCGCCTATTCTGGCCGGAGCACCCTGAGAGCGCCACCGCGACGGTTGAGCATTTGTTTGAGAATCTGACCCTCAAATATGAGCCAAAGGCATGACGGCCAAGCAGTACCGCAGCGCCATCGAGCGCCTTGGATTGTCTCAGGTAAAGGCGGCAGCATTTCTTGGTGTGTCGCCTCGCCAGTCCCGCCGATGGGCGCTTGGTGAGGCAAAAATCCCGAAGGGGTACGCAACTCTGCTCCGGGTGATGGTTGATCGCGGGATTAAGCCCGATGAAATCTAAGGTATGGACTCATGTATATAATTCCCATATGTTTAACCCGCTATCGCTTCTAACCGGCTGGCAATCGTACGCCTTGACTGCCGCCGCGACGGCTTTGCTTGTCATTCCGACCACTGTGTGGGCAACATCGCAGCCGTACAAAATTACGATTGCTAATATGGAAATGGCAACGGCTAAAGAAAAAGCCGCCAACACAAACGCTGTGCTTGATAAGTATATCTCACAAACAACAGCTATGCAGGCAAGCGCTAACGCGTTGCTGCAGTCTTTGCCACAGTTTCAAGCTAAGTTCGAAGGCTACTCGAAAGACCTAAAAAATGAGAGCGTTAAAAATCCTTTGCCCGCTTCTTGTCGTCCTTCTGTCGAGCGGTTGCGTATCCTCACCGTCGCAGTTGCCGCCGCAAACGCCGCCGCCGCGGGGAATGCCCTGGTTGAAAGGTTGAAAAATGAACTGGGTTAACGCTGACGACTGCGGGCTAAACGCTGCGCGGGGATTGCTGATCGCCCTTGGAATTTGTTTGGTGTGCGAGGCGGCTGTGGGGCTGGCGATATGGTGGATTCTATGAACACCCTAGAAATTGGCAAAACCTACACCACAATTACCGGTGCGCCGGTGCGAGTGGTGCGCCATGGATTGTTTGGCCGGTGGCTGGTTGAGTGTCTTGGTTTCCGTGAGTGGCTTAGCGTGGCGTCAATCCGCCGGATGATCTGGAAAATGGAGTAACACAAAGATGGAAAAAGTCGAAAATCCTCTTAAATTTCACCGGTCTTTCCCAGGCGGCGGGACACCCCCCAAATAACTATTTATGGTTTTGATTTAGGTTTTCGGCGATAATCTATAACCTCAACGTGTAACTCCATTTCGCGGGCGGCAGTGTCCGCTTTGGCCAGTCTCACCCGCGCAAATGATTTTTGTTCGGAATTACCTGTTTGCAACAACCTATTTGCGCAATCCCATTCTTCTTTGATTTTTGAATATTCGGTTAAAAGTCGTAACAGGTCCAATGATGGCTTAAAATAATGTGGTTTTGCGCTATACATTTATCTACCCCCCATTAATTGTGCTAGTGTTGGTGGTTTTATTGTCGTGCCTTCGTAACATGATTTAGTATGTTCATAAACCTCTTCGGCCGTCGAATGTTTTCTTGGTTTCAACCCGATCAAATGCTTACTCTGGTTGCTAGGCCGAACTAGGTGAGGAGCGCACTCGCGTATCATTTTTATCACATAAGATGGCGGAACATCAAATTTCTTTCCGCAGTTTTCGAGCGACATTCCCGCGGTATATTCCGCGAGGATCGCAGCATCGCGGCGGGGATTCGGTTTTGTTGGTTTTTTGTGCCCGTGCTTATTTGCCATTTTTATCATTTTTCCCGCAATATGGTTTTGCAAAGTTGGCTTCCCCTGACCATCCCGCGTCTCCCCCGTTGCTTTATTTTTTCTCTCTTCACGACTGATTTGCGTCGGCTTGG